GTATTTTTAACGTTAAAAATGCATCGTGTATTAGGATTTCATTTCCCTCAGAGAATGAGAGGAAATAAGTTCCGAAATAAAGATCGCAATCATTTAACAAGTTTATTCCTACATTACTACAATTCCCTTGAAGGGAATGATGAACGTATTTGGATAAAACAAATAAAAAATTCACTCTGTTACCGCTTATCAATTGAACTTAATCAAGACGAATTACCGGAGGGTCCCAGGTTTGATATCTTACCTTTTTCATGGGGTAATCTAAGTCACCTAGCGGGACCTCAACGAATTCAAGTCTTTTTTTCCGTTTTACAAGGGAAGATTCTTTGCGAGGCTGTTCCAGACTCTTTTATTCAAAAGAGTTTGGAAGAACACCGTGAAAAGTTATCTAATCCTGGTCGACCTATCACTGAAGAAATGAAAATTCTTCTTCGTGAACGAGGTCTAGAATTCGGAAAACGAGTTCAAAGATTTTATAAATCAAATACAACTTTTCCACCAACAGTAAAGGCTACTTTTGAAAGTCCACGTGCTTCTGGAGGTATTAAAGGAGAATTGATCCGTAAGGATCGAGTTTCTTTAAATACCATCAAAGCCGGTGTAGACCCAAAAGATCGGCCAGAACCATTGGTTATAGGACTGTTTGGACAACCTGGTGGAGGGAAATCAAGTATCTTAAATGCGCTTAAGAGCCATTTAATGACATTTTTTCCCGGAACACCCTGGTCCGAACTTTCTTACGAACGGACTTGTAACACTGAACACTGGGATGGTTATAGTAATCAACCCATCACGGTTCTTGATGACCTTGGTCAAAGCCTCGAGGGGAAAGACTTACAGGAGTTTCAGACACTAGTGTCTTGTAACCCGTATGTTCTCCCTATGGCTGAACTTTCGGAAAAAGGAACTATGTTTTCTAGTTCAGTTATTATTGTTACAAGTAATCTTCGATATGGATGTGGCTTAAAACATATTTACAAAGAACACAGTATTTTGGACGACAACTCCTTTTGGAGACGTTTCCATGTACCTATTCAATGTGAATTAGGTGAATATGCCCTTTTAAAGGAAACTCCAATTTGGACGGATCCAGAAAGGTTAGTATTCACAGCCAATCGATTAGAACAACAACGTCGCAGTTTAGCAAAATTTGAGAATCACCTACCACACTTTCCAAGTGTAGCAGATTTTGACTCAAATGGCTTAACTAACAAGTGGATAATTCAACCACTTTCGACGATTTTTGCTCAAATCTCGAAGATTTTCCATTCGAGGAAAAGGTTTTTTAGTAAACTTCAACAAACCTGGACTCAGACGATTAAAGAAGATTTCGAATCAACTGAGAAGAATCTTGGATTCTTGATGGATGAGATTAACTCTCATCTACCTGAATCTCTTGATCCTCATATGATTCAGACGTTTCAGGGATTCCGCGATGGTAAATCGAATTCATTTACGATTACCTATCCGGCATATCCTCCAACGTCGATACTTCCAGTACGTGTAGAACCGATTGTTGAGCCCCTTAAAGTGCGAACCATCACTGCAGGAATTGGAGATTGTTTCTGTTTGAAACCTTTCCAACGTGCAATGTGGATGGCACTAGGGACTTATGATCAGTTCTGCCTAACTCATGGAACCAATAATCTCGATGCTGCGATAGAGCGTATTCACGCCCAATCCTCAGAAGGAGACGTTTGGATTTCAGGAGATTATTCTGCGGCAACCGATTCGGTGCCTATAGAAGTATCAAAAATTTTACTTGAATCTATCTTAGAGTCAATCGATCATGAACCAACACGACGATGGGCAATGAAAGAAATTTCACCTCATTTACTTGTCTATCCTAAGAATTCCGGTTTGAACCCGGTAATTCAACAGTCAGGACAATTGATGGGTAGTTTCCTTTCATTTCCCTTGTTATGTCTCCTGAACGACTGTACTGCTATATCCATTGGATTGAAACCGGCTCAATATCTCATTAATGGGGATGATATCCTCATGAGATGTTCACCGATGAACTATCCGCAATGGAAAGTGAATGTAGGGGATCTCGGTCTCGAATTATCACTAGGAAAGAACTATGTTCATCCTAGTTTCGGAACCGTGAACTCACAACTCATTCACCAAAATAGAGTACTATTTACAGGAAAACAAGCGGTACTTGATCGAAAATCAGGTATATTGGCAGAATGCTTACGAGACTTGGAAATCGCTATGTCGGAAACCAGTGCTCCGGAGGTACATGAACTTTTTAAGACGATTAATCGTCAAAAATTAGCTCAGACCATCCGTAGTATTGATGTACCGATGTCACATGGAGGATTGAGTTTTAACTGGAATTCAGAGAATTTAAGTTATCGCTCTCGCCTCAGTGCACAAATAGTGTATTTCCACGATCTCTTTCAAAAGCTCAAACCAAAAAAAGGTTTCCTTATTGTACCATATCAGGACACGAATGCTGAGCAATCCTTTAAAGTTGAAAAACTTGAGGAACAGGCTTATGCATTTGAATCCTTGTTACAAGAGGAGAATTGCTTAAAGTTGAAATCCACCGACGTCATTTCCATAAGGAAACGGATCCGGG